GCAGGCCACGCGCAACATCGTGCTCAATCCTGCGGACAAGACCGCCCGCAAGAACTACGATGCGGCAGACGCGCAGTTCCGCAAAGATCTTGAGGACGTGCGCACTGTGGTCAAGGGGCCGCTGCGCGACGCCCTGCCCAAGCTTGAAGAGTTGTGGGAGCAGGCTCACGCCTTGAAACTCGAGGTCATCCGCCTGGCGGGCGAGGGCCAGACCGCCGAGGCCATCGCGAGAGGCCGCGCAACGGCCTATGTGTTTGACACGTACGCCGATATGACGGGATGGATTGCGGGTACGTATACAAGGACGGACGGCAAAACTGTTGCAGACCTGATAACCGGCGACAACCTGTATATCCGGGACGTCAATGTCAAGGATTATTGGTGGGACGGCGCGTCGGCACAGGAGCTGGAGGCCGAAGCGCCGGACCTTGCCGATTACTACACCAAGGCGCAGGTTGACGCGCTATTGCCGATTTTAATCCTTCGTTCCGCATACGACGCGCTTGTTGCCGCAGGTACCGTCGAGGTAGGGCGCGCATACGACATCATAGAGGCGGTGTAAGTCGTGAGAATGTACGGCGACAGGCGGATATACCCGTATTACGAAGACTACAGGCCGCTGGAACGGCGCGTAAACAATGTAAAAATCGCAGGGTGGCACAGCGAGAGCGAAGAAGGCGAATTCATCGAATTTTCCGAAACATACAACGATAAGGTCGACGCAATGACGGTGTATGGCAAGTGCGAGCAGGCGGTGACGGTGCAAAGCGATAATATAATCGATTTGACAAAATTGCAAAAATCAGCCGTTCTCGCTCTAACGATAACAGAGCAATGGCAGAACGCGGTTAAATTGCAATACACAGGTAGTGGAGCATACGCTTATGTTTCATACAGACTGCCCTTTGAGCTGATAAAAGGCAAAACAATGTATTTTAAATCTGTTACAAGTTCTTCGAACCAGACAAAACGTATGGCACTTTATACGCTTAATTCATCTGGCGCACCCGCGACTATTCTAGTAAGTGATTCATCACCACCGATTAGGTTTTTATATACATTTCCAGAAGCACTCGATACGAATAACGGCATATACGGTTATGGGTTATTGTTTTATTTGCGCTTCCAAGAAACAATTAGCGCGGATATAACATACTCAGAAATCATTATGTCAGATGCAGATGTACCTTACGAGCCGTTTGTTCCAGACAGTCCATCCGTTGATTACCCATCCACCCCACAGTCCTCCGGATCATGCCATCTCGTCAGCCGCAACGCCGACAACTCAAAATCTGGTCAGATTATCCTGCCCGTCCTGCGCGGCGTAAAATTACCCGCCGAGGCGACAAACCAAACCTACATCGACGGCACCGGCGTCAAATGGTACGCTGATACGCTTACCTACCTGGGAAACGCTGACTGGTCTTTTCAACGGCGCATTGATCCGGCAATCGACGACTGCACGACGCAGGACATTGACGAGGTTTATGCAGACTACATACTGTCGCCGTTGCCTGACGCAGAGACTCTGCATCTTGGAAAGTTACCGACATTCCCGCACAGCACCGTCCTCGTGCAATCGGGCAGCGCCGTCAAGGCATGGATTATAGCCGCGGCGAAAATTATGGATAATTAAAAACCCCATCCTATTCGGACGGGGCTGCAATAGATTAACGATCCGGAATACCAAGGTAGTTTTTGAGACCTTCCTGCAATATTTGAGAAAACGGAGCATTGGCGCGTTCGGCCTTTGCGTTAAGCCAGCTCGGTAAAGACAGCGTCTTTTTTACCGCGCGGTTATCGTTTTCACGCCGATATTCATCTGTGTCTGCGTCGATTAGATTTATGAAGCTGTCGTCTGGAACAGCAATTGCTTTCTGCGCTGATGGATCGGGTATTCTCTCGTTTTTGTTTTCGGCATCATACAGCCACATTTCCACAGCATCACGAGCCATTTCAATCGCATCCGGGAGTGAAGAACCGTAAGTCACAAGTCCCGGTAAATCAGGGACAGAGATGCGGTACCCCTCCTCTGCAGGAGTAAAAATAGCGGGATAAACGTATTTCATAATTCTGCTCCTTTGATTTATTTTATGGGGTCGGAAGGTGCGGGCTTATTTCAGCCCCGCCTGCTTGAGGATTGCTTCCGCTGTCCCTATTGGTATGTCGCCTTTATGCCGAGGTATCGGGATTTTCTTTCCGGGCTGTTTGTCGTTTGTCGCGAGGTGGTGTCTCTTGCCTTCTTCTATTTGCCATCCTTCTTTTTGAAGCTTTTTGATGATCTCGCGTTCCGTCACTTTCCTCACCTCATGATTCTATTATATACGTAATATTACGTATTGTCAAGCGTTTTCACAATATTCTTCATATATTTTCAAGACGTTGTAAACACGGGTGTGACAGTGAAAGGAAGACCCCGTCCTATTCGGACGGGGTGTCGAGAGATTTGCGTGCGTCTTCAATAATCAAAAAACGCACATATTCGCTGGCGTTCATGCCGAGTTTGTCGGCGCTCTTTTCGAGCAATTCCTTAACCTGCGGAGATATTCGGATGTTTAGCATTGTACTTTTGTTTTTTTCTTTTTCCGGCAAATTATCTCCTCCCCAAAAGGTTGGATAGGGCAACCCCTGCAGCAACGGCGATGATGACAGTAGATGCGAGATTCAACGCGCCAGTGAGTCCGATCGACCAATCAAGAGTTAGCAAACGAACCGCGAGCAGTGCCAGAACGACGTAATCGAGTATTTTCTTGACCATTTTTGTTCTGCATGGTACAATGAGGGGGAAGTCGGGGAGGTTTCCCTCCCCGCTTTCCGGGGCTTCTCACCGTTTCCTTTTGCGGGGCTTACGGTGAGGGGCCTTCCTGTTTGGCCGATTAAGTATTGCCGTTATCAGTCCAACGATTGATGTTATCAGACTGATGATCCCGGTTACTAAACCGACCTGCTCATTGTTCATGCTGTTCACCTCACTTTCCGTATATAGTATAACACATGTATATACATATGTCAATACATAAATGAAAATATTTTCAAGCGTCTGTGAATACAGGCGCTTTTGTTTTGCCGGAAAAGGGCGGGTGAAATATGGCGAACAGCAGAATCAGAACCGATCCGAAGGAGCTGAAGCGAGTAATCATCGATATAGAAGGCTTTAAAACGGCGAGTAGAAGCGTGGTTTCAAAAACAGTCAATGACCTCGCAAAGCGTGCGCCCGCATGGGTGGCGAAAAGCGTCACGGAGCTATACAACATCAAGAAATCAGAAATTGCTCCGACCGAAATGCAGAAGTCAAAGGGCGCGATGAGAAAGCTAATCGGGTATGTCAAGCTGCAGGGCCACGGGGAGCCGGTGGCAAGTGTGATGCTCACATACAGAAGCCGCCTCCTGACCCCCGTCCATTTCAACATGACGCCGAAGACCCCGCCGAGAGGTAAGAGCTATACGCTGAAGGCTGAATTTTTCAAAGGAAAGAAAGAAGTCATAAGCAGAGTAAAGGCAAATAAGGAGCAGGATTTTGCGGCCAACTTGAGAAAACAAGGGAAGCACACAAGCGCGCAGTCGCCGATTATGCTTATGGGCACAGGCACAAAGAGCCAGGACAAGGTGCCATATATCCCATTCCAGCGCACGAGTACAGAACGGAACGACGTTGAAGTATTCAAAACACTTTCTCTTTCACAAATGGTAACGAATCCGACGGTATCGGAAGCGATTAAAAAGACAATAGAAACCAACGCAAGCGCGCGGCTTGCGCACTACATGAAGCAGGAAATCAAATAGACGCCGCAACAATTCTGCAACGATGCATAACCAACTGTTGCGCAACGCACACAATTCGACATATTTTTTGTTCGGTAGGTACTTCCAGCGTCTGGAAACGCCTGTGGTGCTTGCGAGCCCAGGAATCGTGTAGTTTTGAAAAATATTTTTCGGGGGATTTCGTTTCGCATGGGGGGTGATCGGGTGCCGGAGGCGGAGAAGACAAAGCTTGTGAGCAGCGCGGTCATCGCGCAGCTATTCGGCGTAACGACGCGCCGCGTGCAGCAATTGACGGAAGAGGGCATCATCCCGGCGCAAAAAGCGGGGAAAGCGAACAGATACGACATATTCCAGGCGGTGCGCCAATATGTGCAGCATCTGTCCGACCGGGCAAACGAGCGGGACACGCGAAATGACAAGCTTGAGAATCAGAAGCTGGAAGCGGAAATCGACCTGAAGCAGTCGAAGGCGGCGATGGCCTCGCTGCAGCTGCGGGAGCTTGAGGGGAAGATGCACCGGTCGGAGGATGTGGAGGCGATGACCACCGACATGGTGTATGCCATACGCGGAATGCTGATCGCGCTGCCGGGCAGGCTCGCGGTCGATGTGGTGGAGCTGAAAACGGCGGCGGAGGCGGCGGAGCGGATCCGGCTTGAGGTGTTCAAGATCCTCGAGGAGCTTGCAAACTACAAATATGACCCGGAGGCCTATCGGCGGCGGCTGATCGATCGGGAAGGAATGGGCGAGCTGATCACCAATGAGCCGGACGAATAGAGGCGACGTATGGAAGCTCAACCGGGCAATCGCGGGCGCAGTCGCACGGTTCAGGCCGCCTGAGAATCTGACCGTGTCCGAGTGGGCGGACAAGCACAGGCGTCTGTCGCCGGAGAGCGCGGCGGAGGCTGGGCCGTGGCGCACGGAGCGTACGCCGTACCTGCGCGAGCCGATGGACGCATTTACCGACCCGCGTGTACAGCGCGTTGTAATGGTCGCGTCGTCCCAGGTGGGCAAGTCGGAGCTGGAGCTCAACATCATCGGCTACATCATCGATCAGGACCCCGGCAGCATCCTGTATATCCAGCCGTCGCTCGACGACGCGCGCAAGTTCTCACGGCTTCGCATCGCGCCGATGGTACGCGACTGCCGTGCGCTGCGCCGCAAGGTGTCCGACATCAAGTCTCGGGACAGCGGAAACACGATCCTGCAGAAATCCTTCCCCGGCGGCATGCTCACCATCACCGGCTCGAACAGCGCATCCGCGCTCGCCTCCACTCCCGCCCGGTACATCATCGGCGACGAGCGCGACCGCTGGGCGCGCAGCGCGGGCACCGAGGGCGATCCGTGGAAGCTCGCGGAGGCGAGGCAGACGACCTTCTACAACGCGAAGGCCGTCGAGGTCAGCACGCCGACCGTCAAGGGTTCGAGCAATATCGAGACCGCCTACTTCGAAGGGACGCAGGAGCGGTGGTGCAGGCAGTGCCCGGAATGCGGATCGTGGCAGGAGGTCAACTTCGACACCCTCAAATACGAGCATGAGACCGCCAAGAACGGCCGGAAGCGCACGTACCGCATCACAAGCATCGGCTGGGCCTGCCCCGCCTGCGCCTGCCTCAGTACCGAGGAAGCCATGCGCAGACAGCCGGGCAAATGGATCGCCGCAAATCCGGACGCATACCTGCAAAAGGGGGTGCGTTCTTTTTGGCTCAGCGCGTTCGCGAGCCCGTGGGTGAGCTGGGAGAGCATCGCGCTCGCGCTCCTCGACGCGAACGGCGACCCGGAACGGCTCAAGGTCGTATACAACACAAAGCTCGGGCAGCTGTGGGAGGACCGCGGCGACCTCGACGACGAGGACACGATGCTCTCGCGGCGCGAGGACTACGGGCATCGGCAGGACGGCACGCCGGTCGAGCTGCCGGAGGGCGTGCTGGTGCTGACCTGCGGCGTGGACACACAGGGGGACCGTCTCGAATACGAGGTCGTCGGGCACGGGCATTACGGCGAGACCTGGGGAATCCGGAAGGGCATCATCATGGAAAGACCGGATACGGAGAAGGCCTGGAAACGGCTTGACGATGTGGTCGACCATGTGTACAGATTCGCAAACGGGCAGGGCTTGAATATCTCGGTCACCTTCGTGGACTCCGGCGGTATGAATACGCAGGAGGTATACGAGGCGTGCCATGACCGGTGTTCAAAGCGCGTGTTCGCAATCAAGGGCAAGAGCGCGGACGGCATTCCGTACACCTCGCTGCCGCGCAAGGTGCCGATCCGAAAGAACAAGAAGATCACCTGCTGGCTCTACACGATCGGCGTCGACTCCGGCAAGGAGATCATCATGAGCGCACTGAAGGTGCGCGAACCGGGCGTGAAATACTGCCACTTCCCGCGCGGGGAGGACAGCGGGTATGACCGGCGGTTCTTCGAGGGGCTGCTGTCCGAGAAGCTGACGCTCTCGAAAACGGGGAAATGGGCGTGGGAGAAGCTGCCGGGACACGCGCGAAACGAGGCGCTCGACTGCCGCAACTACGCGGTCGCGGGCATGAAGATGCTCGATCTTGATCTCGACGCGGTCGAGCGGCGTCTGAAGGGCGCGGCGGAGCCGAAGAAAACGGTACCGCCGCCGAAGCCTCCGGCGGCGAGAAAATCAAAGGCGGAATATGACGATTGGTAAGGAGCGGCGCATATGCGTGACAAAACACAGATCAGAACAGAGCTTGCGCAAAAGCAGGAGCGATTGGAGTACTACCTCGCGCGCGAGCGGGAGATGC